TAGTTTTTTACTGTGTATTCTGCAATATCTAAAGGAACAATTGTGTTCTCAGTTCCTGTGTGTACAAATGTTACAGAAGCAGCTCCATTAATTCCTTTTGTTTCTACAGAAAAAACTTCTGATGTTCCTGTTAAATCTTCATGTAGTATATGAATTAGTTCAATAGTATCAAAATGAGAATAGTTAGAAGTATCTATTGTTATTTGTAAAGATTTTCCAGAGTTAGTGCCTTTTTTATCTCCAGTATAAGTTCTACTTTGTAACGCAGATTCGGCTTCTGAAGTAGTGTGTATTAGATTTCCTGGAGGAGATATTAAAGTTTGTTTACCGTCTACAGTAGTTAATCTATAAGCATATTGATTAATACCCACAAGTAAAGAACCCCCGCCTAAAACATTTTTTAATAGAGGCTGTTCAAATTTTACACTAGGAAAACTATCTATAAGTCCAGGTGTAAGAGTAGATAAAGCAATGTCTTTAATATTTAAAGATCGTATATAATTATTATAGTCTACCCAGTAAACTCTTTGTATATTACTATTTTCATATCTTCCTACAGCTTCTATAGGAAATTCTTTTTTAAATTTTAAAGAATTGTTTTTATAAACTAAAGTAAGTCCTCCAATAAGTTGTTGCTCATCATCAGAATATTCTATACTGTATATCCAACCATTTTGTCCACCGTCGTCTGCAACAAATAATATAATAGTATTTCTTATAGAAGTGCTTCCTATTATTTCTGGGGTTCCGTTTACTACTAAGTCTGGGTCACTAACAGGTATTGTAAAATATTTTTTATTTCCTTTAATATTAGTAATACATCCTTGCGACTCTCCTGTGTCAGTAGTAATTCTAACATCTAGTGCGTCTATGTAGAGACCACCGCTAATACTGTCTCTTGCAGTATCGGAGTTTAAACCTTTATATACATTAACGGCTCTTTTCATTTTTATCCAGAAATAATTTTGTTAGGGCTTGATGTTCCTGATGATGACATATCTCTAAAGTTACGTTGTTCTGGTAACTGAAGATTAGCAAAGAAAGAAGCATGAGCCTGTATATCAGGTATAGTTCTAACTATTGCGTTTTTACTAGACTCTGCTTGATCTACGTTCTGATCTAGTTTAGATTGATTTACTGCTTGTGCAAAGTACCAATCTCTATCTTGCATAATTTCCATATAGAAATCTTTATCAATAGAGTTTGTACGTCTAAGTTTTCTTGCTGTTTTCCAGGCAAGATGATGAGACGCTGCTTCTAACCAAGCTTGTTCTGCAGGAATTAAAGGAGCTCCGTCTGCATCAACAGGCAAAGACTCTATAGCCATAGAAACAAATCCACTACTAAAAGAAGTAAATATATAACCGTTTTCTACTGTATATGTGTCAGCAGATTGCGTAGTATAATCTCTATCGTCTTTATGGTATTGTTTATGAAAATGATCTGTTGCCCATCTCATAGGCACCATATTTCCTTTACCGCATTTAGCTTCTTCTAAATTATCGACTCCTCCTAATCTTGCAGTTTGTACAATCTTATACAAATTCATAGGAAGTTCTCCACGTCCGTCACAAATAGGAATATATACAACATCATTGATCATTACTATTCCGACTTTAGTTTGCGCCATAAATTCTGCTAACCACTCCATTCCTGAGTCGTCGTCTATTTCAAAACCAAAATCACGGATCTGTTTATCCATGATTGCTTTATATGATACTGTATTTCCTGTGTACATCTTAGTTCTCTTCTAAAAAGGTTTGTAATTTATCCGCAAGACTTTTTTCTTCCATAGGATTTTCAAAATGAACAGTTACAGTATCGTCGTATTTCCACGATCCTTTGTCGTCCATATAGTGTTTAGTTACAGTTTTAATAAAACCGTTTTCTACTTCTCTAACACAAACTTTTGTACTTGATCCGTCTTCAAATTTTTCTGAATTTTCCCAAGACTTTGTTGATTTACTTTCCATCATTTTTTTTTAATTTTGGTTTTACCCGTAATAAAATACTGTTCTATGAGGATCTTTTACTACCTCTGCTATTAATCTAGAATACTGACGAGAAGGAATAAACTTATATAATCCTCTGTATTTTACTACAGAAGTAAGTTTGTCCCAAAGATGCTGATAAAACTCTCCTTTTGTATGATCATTTTCATGATATAAAACAGGTTTGTTTTTAATTTTCTTCAGTTCTTCTTTTGTTTTACCAGGATACTTTACCTTCCAATAATCTAGGGTCTTCTTCCAATCTACTCTTAGTGTCTTGGCTCTATTACCTTCTTTATCGAAAAAATGAAGTTTCTTAGCTTGTATTCTAATAAAACCTAGTTTCCCAAGTTTTAATTCCATATTTTCTTTTACGATAGCTTCACTAAATGTAGTAAGCAAATCTTTTAAAAAAGCAGAATATTCTTTTCTGTCTAAACGACTAAAAGTAGTATTCTTCCTATAATGGCTATAAAAATTATATTTTTTTATATCCGCTTTGTGTTTTCCTTTCCCCCTTATTGGTTCCACTATTATATTATTTAGATTGTACTGGCGCTGTTCCGTCTGCTAAATCATCTTGTGCATTTCCAGAGTCGTCTTGTGGGACTTGTCTTTTTTGGAAAAGTTGCTGTAACACTTGTTGTTTAACATATGTCCACATCCATTGATTTAATGGATAAACATCGTCAGGAGACCAGCAGATATTGTTTTCGCTGCAATCTAAAAATTCTGCAATAGCAGTAGGATCTTCAAAGATTCCACGAATAGTAACTTTTTTCAAAAGAAGCTTTGCAGGATTTTTAGATATTACGTATAAGTAATTATCGTATAAAAATGCATAGACGGTATTATGTGTAGTTCTACCGTGTCCTACAAAAGGAACTCTATCGTAATCTATTAAGTTAAATCTTTTTGCTGTAATAATTACAGGACCGACAGACGTAATAGCTTTGCTGTGATGAAATTCTATTGTATTAGGAATCTTACGTTTAGTACGTAAAATTTTACACCCTACTGGTATGTTTGCACAAGGACAATTGTTAGGATCTACTAATTCTAAATCCTCACAAAATGATTGCTGAACATTAGGGTCTACTTCTCTTGTTCTGTTATATTCGTTTCTGATATATAAAGATCGTTGTTCATTAATTAAATCTGTATAGTACAGTGTACTAAAGATTGAATCTGAATTATTAATATTCAAAGCTTCGTCTAACTGACTATGTAAATCTACTAATGGTAACATTATACAAATATATTAAAAATTACGTTATGTTATTTGCTATTTTATATGTATTAAAATCAACAAATGATTTATGACTAAGTTTAAATGATGTGCCGCATTTGTCGTCTGTGCAGCTCATGTAGTGTCTTATTGTTCCTGCCATTGTTCTATACTGTTTACGATGTCTTCCTATTTTACCACATTCAGGACAGAAAAACTTTCCAGGAACTGCTTTAATTCCTAAAATACTAATATGTTCTGAATGATAGTGCATATTAGGTTTAACATATGGCCTTAATTTATTAAACACTGCTTCTAAAGAAGTAATGTCTCCGTCTCCATAATATAATAAATGCTCAAATGCTTCAGGACATTTTTTAAATACTACATCTTTCCAAGTATCTAATCCTCCCGCATCTTTTTTTGCTTCTAGATTATAATATTTACAAATTTCTTTAAGACTAAAACTAGGCAAATTAAGATAAGACTTTGCTAATTTATATGTATCTATTTCATTGTAGTCGGGTCTCATAGGTATTCCATGATACAAAGCTCGTGTTCTTACCCAAGGAGTGTCAAACTTTTTTCCGTTATGAGTAACTATTTCATCTGCTTTCTCAAATTGTTTTAGCAGTTTTTTTATTAAAGATTTGTCACATTGTTTTTCTAGACCCCAATGAGCATGGTGCACTTCTTCTTCTTCACCTTCCCATTTCCAGTGTGCAGAAATAATTTTAGCGTAGTCTGTAATTTGTTCAGGACCAATTCTTTGATTATAACCAGGTCTCCAAAAGTGCCCTTTACAAAATGATGTTTCGATGTCGTAAAATAATCTGTGTCTCTTCATAACTTTTCTCCTTAATTATATAACAAAACTATTTTGTTATTTGATATGACGTAAATGCTCCTAATAAAATTCCTGCTGCTAAAGAAGTCAATTGTCTATTATACCATTTTTTTTGTTTTTTAAAAGTATAGGTAGATATACCATCTACTTTCATATACGGATTACTATTAGTAACTACCACTATAGAATTTTTAGGTTTGTACCACTTTTCTTTTTTATCTGTTAAAGTTACTCCTAAACGATTAGGGAACTTTAAAGAATTAAAAGTTAATCCAGTATTAGTCATTGTAATATTAAAATCGTAAAAAGGTTTTGTAACATTAATAGTAGTATCAAAATTACAATCTGTAAGATATACGGGAACTTCTACTGAATCTATTTGTATACGTTCTGTAATAATAGTAGTAGATTTAACGTTCTTTAGTTTTAGTTCTAAATTTTCTATGTACGTCAGCAGAGTGTCCTGAACGATCTTCAAATCTTCAGGAGACACTGCCAGCGAGTTGTTATAGTTAACAACCGTTCCTTTTTTAGTAGTATAATTTTTTACAGTGTGTTTGTATTCTAAAAGCTTTTCGATACGAGATTTATCAGCGTTATTTTGGACGCAGCTTTTAAAATATAAAAAGCAAATTAATATAATTATTGCTATAAATATGTAGTTACTGAACTTATTTAAAAGTGTAAACATGCTGTAAATATACAAATTCTATTTTTTAGTAGTCATTCTTTTAATAGACGACAACCTTTTTTCTCTTTGTATTTTATTAATAGTATATCCAGCAACCAGAAATTCTACACTAGCCCACATAATAAATTCGTATACATCTAGAGTGTCTATTTTTTTAATTAAAAAGAAAACCATACCTACCTGAGCAATAATAAAAGCAAGACCTGATTCTATTCTTTTTTTAGAAAAATAAGAGGGTTCATCAGAATATAGTTTTATAAGCTCTCTTATAAACCATTTTATACTTGTCCATCCAATAAATGTTTTAGGTAATTTCATAACTAATTATTTTACATTATATAACCTGCCTTCTAAAAAAGATATTCTTTCTCTAGATTGTAGTAATTTATTTTCTTGTTTTTCTTTATACTTATTAAACTCTTCTAAACTATTTATAAGACGTTTGTTTGTTTCTTTAAATTTTTCTTGCTGCAGTTTATTTTCTTTTTCAATGTTTTCTAATACTTTGTTAAACATTGTTTCTGCATAAGACTTAGAAGCTTTTATATCTTTTTCTTGTTTAATATTAGTTTTTAGATTTACTTGTATTTGATACCACTCTGTTCCGATTGTAAAAATTAAAAAAAACAAGCCTATTAGTAATTTGCTAATATTGCTAATATTACCTGCCCAAGTACTTGTTTTTTCTATAAAGTTTTTCAATGCTCACAGTTATTTAGAGTCTTTGTTTTTTTCTTTTTCAACAACTTCTAAATTTAGTCTTTTGGCTATTAATGGAATAAAACCATTCATCTTCCATCCTAATCTTACAAAATTTTCTACGTTAGATATAAATAAAGCAATCAATACGTAGTTGTAAAATACATAATGTAAATACCCGTAGATATTTATATTTATTCCAAATATAGGTTTGTTAGGTATATAGATAGCGCAAATGTTCATAGACCCTATCATAACTGCATATACTCCTAGTTTAAACCATCCTTTTTGAAATTTAGAAGATCTAAATCCTTTGCCTTCTCTTTTAGATGCTTTTATACCTGTATATAATTCTAAAAAAAATAGTATACATAGTACTAAAAATACTACAATATGAATTCCAAAAATTTGTTCAAATATTACTGACACTGTTCCTAATACACCTGCTAAAGGTGCTGCCCAAGAAAAACTTTCTGGGTGAAATAAACTTTCTTTCATATGCTGTACACTGTCATATCCGTTAGAAATAGCCGTGTATTTAAATAATTTTATCATAGTTATAGTGTAAAAATTTAGCAGAAACAAATGCTCCTGCTAAATTAATATTCTTATTCTTTGTTAGCTTCTTTTAGAGCCTCGAGCTCTGTATACATAGCTAAAAGTTCTGCTTCTTTTTGAGCAATAATTTCTTCTGGAGTTAATTCATTTTCTACTTCATGAAATTTAACTTCTACTAATCCGTCTTGATTGTAGATTTCTTCTCTTATTTGTGACATATTTTTTTTATTTAATTAAATTCTACTATAAACGTGTCATACCTGTATGTGTTAGGACTTGCCGTTGCAGGCGCACCATTTGCAAAAGTTTGACTCATTTGTACCCAAGTTTTAATTCTGTTAGTATTTAAAAGCCCTATTATAAGAGTATCAGGTTTATTACTTCCGCTTCCCATAATTCTTGCTACTCCGCTTTTCATATGAATTGCAAGCCAATATACTTCGCCTTTTGTCCAATTTCGTGTTTCGGTAATTGTTTTATAACCCGTTGTAGACAAATCAAGATTTGAACTTTCGTACAACTTATTTTGTGGTGCATTATACCCGTCGTGAGAATAAATACAAAGCCTTGCTTCATCGCCCGCACCCGCTGCGTTCACATTGAATTTCATTGTACTACTTGTGAAATCTTGACTTGGTATAAAAGGAAAGAAAAATATTTGATTTGCAGAAGTTGCATTTGCATAATTTGAGCCTCCCGTAAATGCATTTGATTGAGTCAGTATACCACCATAAAGTGAACCGCCTGGCAATAATTGCGCATTAAAACCTGCTGGACCGCCACCACCGCCAACGGCTAAATCACCACTACCCAAAACCGAACTTCCGTTAACAGTTTTAATATTAGTTCCGCTTACTAAAGTATCTTGTTTTCCTTCAACAGATAAAGGATCTGAAGCAGTACCGTCACCTGATAAAGAAGCATCTGTACTAATAGTAGTTTCTTCTGATACAGGAACTGATTTGTTATTTACATCTTTGTAATATAATTTTTTATCTAAAATACTTTTAAATATTTCTATTCCTCTTTTAGTTTCTCTTCTGGCTTCAGAAGGTTTTTTCTTAAAAACATTAAGTCCCATTTTATTTAAATTTTAATTTGTTTCTTTTAATTCGTTAAGCTTGGCGTGTATCTTTAAAGACCTGTTTCTGTTTTTAAGAAATCTCTTAAAGTAGATTCAGTGTAAGATACTCCATCATTATCTGTATATGTAGCAGATTCAGAAATAGGTATTATAATTTCTCTTTCTCCAATTTCGTCAGTAATAATAAAATTATTATACTGCTCTCTATATATAGAAGACAGAGGAAACTGCAAACTATTAGCAGTATTAATTACTATTAAATAATTTCCAGATTTATATATTTGTTTCATTATTTGTGACTTTATGTATTATTATTTTACTTCGTATTGTTCTAATGCTTCCATTGCTTTAGACATTAAATTTGATTCCCCCTCATAATTAAGATTATCAGCAGGAATATCGGATAACTCTACTCCGTAAAGTTTACTATTATCAGTTTCAAGAGTTACTGATAATGATATACTCATA